ACTGCGCAGGACGGAGACTTCTGTGATGGAGCAGTCGACCGCGAGTCCGCTGGCCACCCTGGACGTGGTGGTGCTCAAGAGCGGGGAGCAGGTGGCTCGCCCCGACGGCACGGTGCTGCTGTACTCCAACATCACCAAGGAGCTGTACGTCATGGACCCGAAGAAAATGCAGCTGTGATGGTCCGCGAGTTCGACTGCGCCGTGTGCGGCGGCCACTACCTCACCGCCACCCTGGAATCCGAGGTCATGCGGGAGTTCCTGGACTCCGGCATCGACACCAACGGCGACTCTGAGCTGCTCAGCGTGTGCGACGTCTGTTACGACGCCGTGATGCGCCGCGCTCGCGAGCAGGGCGTTATACCCACTACCGAATAACAGACTTCCGCGCCGCCCGGCGCGAAGACGGTGTTGCATCCTGCAACACCGACATCACCCCTACAGAACGGAACCACAGATCATGTCGTCAGCACTCGGCGGATTCTTCTCCGGTGGCGCCAAGGGCATCACCTGGCCCGATCGTCCCGACAGCCCAGGCGGGCGCACCGTCGTCACCGGTGTCATCGAAACCGTGCACGATCCCGAACCGGTCATCGACATGGTGACCGGCAATCCCACTGACAAGATGCAGGTGCGCATCGTCCTCAAGACCGAGGAGCGTGACCCCACCGAACCTGATGATGACGGCCGCCGCACGTTGTATGTCAAGTCGTGGATGCGTGGTGCTGTCGGTGAGGCGCTACGCAAGGCGGGGGCCAAGGAGCCGGAGGTCGGCGGCACGTTGTCGGTGCAGTTCGTTGGCCTGATTCCGGCGGAGCGTCCGGGTCTCAACCCTGGCAAGAAGTTCGCGGCAACGTACTCGGCGCCGCCGTCGGCGGCTGGGCAGTATCTGGGTGGCGGTCAGCCCGCCGCTCAGCCGCAGCAGCAGTATGTGCCGCCGCAGCAGCAGCCGGTGGCCCAGCAGCCGGTGGCCCAGCAGCCGGTGCAGCAGCCGGTAGCTCAGCCGATCCCGCAGCCCCAGGCGGTTGCTGGTCCGGTCAAGCCCCCGGCCATCTCGGATGCCGCGTGGGCGGCGATGGACGCGGCCACCCAGGCGACGGTTGCCGCAACGATGGCACCGGCAGCCCCGCCATACTGACGGTGATCTTGGCCGCCGCGGCGTAGATTCGGCCGGGAGTGGCATCTCTGATTCGAGACCAGGGGTGCCCTCCCGGCCCTTTCTGTAGGTGCAACACCCGAGAGGAAGAACATGTCTTTGCCTGATGGCACACCCAGCGAGATTCTGGAGAAAGAAGCCCGCGACGCCGAAGCGCTCGATGATCGTCAGCTGGAGCTGTTTCCGGCCGACTGGTCGCCGTTCGCCTCCGATGGATATCAGCGCCCTACCCTGGTCACCACCGAAGGTTGGACCCGGCTGGGCGCGTTGACTGAACCCTGAGAGATTTCACCCCACGAAACGAGGAACGATGGAGTTAGCTGAGTCCGTCAAGGCTGAGCCCGAGGTCAAGTCCAAGAAGGTGACCTTCGAGACGGGCCTGCCGATGGGCACCCGCGCCACCTTCATGCATGAGGGCGAGAAGTGGATCGCCTACCCCCGAACCAAGGTCAGCTCCATCGCCGCGCTGCAGCACAAGCTGATCGGAACCATCGACCGGGTACACGACGACCTGGTGCGCTGGATCAACCGCCGGCCTGCCGACGCCGCCGAAGTCGCGCAGGTCTTGGCCCGCACCGGATCGGCGCAAGAGCTGGCGAAAGAGAGGGCGCAGGCATGGACGCAATGAGCGACGCCGACATCATCACCCACGGCAACAACACCGATATCGGTCTGGAGTTGCTGGTGCAGCGGCAGGTCCGGGCCCGCGGACTCCTGGGTCAGCAGGTCCGCATCATGCTTGACCTCGAAGACGAGAATGCCGTCGCCGAGGGGCAACTCCTATCAATCTGCGAGGATGGCTCGTTCGTCGTGCTCGATGACATGGGCATGAAGCACTACTGCTGGCCCCTACTCAAGGTCGCGGAACCGTGAGGGACCTAACCCCCGCCGAGGATGCAGTTGAGGACGCGGTCCTCGAAGCCTATGGGGCCCCGCTGAACTTCGCTGACCTGCTGATGCATCTGGTGCACAGCGAGCCCGATCCTGAGTTGCTGAATTTCTATCTGTCCTCCGCTTTGGCCACCGCGATCATCCGGCTGGCCTCCAATGAAAGGGTTGCCGCCGCATGACCGACCAGATAGACCTGTCCCAAGTTCGGGAGCGCATCGAAGGCAAGCGCGTCGTCCGTGTCGAGATGGACGGCGAGAAGTTGGTGCTCGACGACGGCACGGTGCTGCACCTGTACATGTCCGAGTCTGATTGCTGCGCCTCGGCCGCCGGCGAATGGGTGATCCAGCCGGATTCCCTGGAGGCGATCATCACCGACGTGGCTGTCATCCCGGACAACGAGCGCAGTGGGCCCGACGGCGACGGTGTCACCAACTATGCGACGGTGACCATCCTGCACAACCAGAATCCGATCGCCTTGGCGGACTGCTACGCCAACGATGGCAACGGCGGCTACTACTTCTCGGCCCTGTCGCTGGCTGTCCAGATTCCCGGCGATGAGCCGTGGGGCGGACTGAGCGTGAAGGTGCTCGAATCGTGAAACCTCTCACCTGGAATCGCTGGAAAGAGAGGCATGTGAAGCTCACGCCAGCAGATGTGATCCGTGAGCAGCTGGCTACCGCGCACGCCATCCACCCCGGTCACCTGATGCCCGGCGCGATCATCGGCGCCTTGTCTGAGGCCGGGTTCAGGATCATCTCCGACGACGACTTCGACCGCGAGATCGCTGCCGCCCACCAGGCCGGCGTAGAAGAGGGGTCGGCCTGGTGATGCCAGACGGGGACAGCCTTGGCTACGGTGCCGCGGCGCAAGCATATTGGGATAAGGGCTGGGTAGGGGTGTTGCCCCTGAAGCGGGGCACCAAGTGGCCGCCGCCGACCGGATTCACCGGCTATGACGGCGCAGATCCGTCCTATCCCGACATCCTGCAGTGGTCCGAGCTCTACCCTGAGGGCAACATCGGGTTGCGCCTGCCTGACGGTGTGATCGGTATCGATGTCGACGCCTACGGCGCCAAGACCGGCGGGGCCGCGTTCGCCGAGGCGGTTCGCCGGTGGGGTCCGCTGCCGGACGGGCCGCAGTCGTCGAGTCGTGACGAGGATCTGGTGTCGGGCCTGCGCCTGTTTCGGGTGCCGCCGGGCACACTGCTGGAGCAGTGGGTGGTCTTCCCTGAGCTGTCGATCGGCGATATCGAGGTCGTCCAGCGTCACCACCGGTACGCGGTGTGCTGGCCCTCGATCCATCCAGAGGGTCGCGGCTACTGGTGGCGCAACTCGAAGGGCCAGCTGCTCGGTATCCCTGAGCTGTCCGAGATACCGGAGTTGCCGCAGGCGTGGATCGACGGCCTGAAGCTGACGCCGCGGTCGCTGGAGTACAGCGGGGATGGCTACGACGTCAAGCAGGCGTTGACCGCCGGGGATCCGTCGGTGGTGGTGGGTGCCCGGCTGCAGATGGCGCTCAAGGAGCTGAACCTGCCGGGTACGTCCCGGCATGACACCTGCTGTCGGCATGTGATGGCCCTGCTGCGCCACGGCGCCGAAGGCCAGTCGGGTGTAGAACGGGCACTGACGCTGCTTCGTGAGGTATTCGTCGCCGTGGTCACGATGGATGGGACGCGGGTGCGCGATGTGGCGGTGACCGAGTTCAACCGGATGATCACCAACAACAACGTGGCGCGCGAGTTGTCCCAGCCGGGCATCAACGACTGGTTCAAGCGCAGTCTGGGTGTTGCAGAACGCAATACCCTCCCTGGAAATCAGCCCCCGACAGACGGCAACCCCGACCCTCAATACGCCAACTGGAGTCAGGCTGAGGTTGCCGGGGCCGCCGTGCCCACACTGGCTGGAGAGCGGGGTGGACCCCCTGATGATAATCCGGCCAGCGAGATCGAAGCGCTGGAAGAGGACTTCTGGGTGGCCCGGCCATCGCATGAGCTGGTCTTCGCTGCCGCGCTGAGCCGGATGGTGTCCCCGTGGGCGGTGCTGGGCTGCTGCGTTGCTCGCGCACTGGCGCTGATACCGCCGAGCATCGTCCTGCCAGACACGACCGGCGATGTCGGGTCGCTGAACTGGTTCGTGGCACTGGTGGGAGGGTCAGGTACAGGCAAAGGCGCGGCCACCCGAGTGGCCCGGCGGCTGGTGCCCGACGAGGCGATCAACGAGAAGAACATCGGTTCCGGCGAGGGCATGGTGGAGTGCTACAACCGGACGCCGCCGAAGAAAGATGAGGTTGCCGCGCCGGTGGTCTCGGTGCTGTTCGATGTCGCCGAGATCAGCACCCTCACCGCGATGGGCGCCCGGTCTGGGCAGACCACCCTGGACGTTCTGAAGGA